GCTTCGGCCCCCGTTTCTAAAGGAACCACCATGTCATCCAATACCAAACCGATCGGCGTGGCCTACGAAGATCAGAACATCATCGGGTCTGACTCGGTGATGTCTGGTGGCGAGTTGGGCTACACCGCAGAAGCAAGCGGCACCGTAACTCAAGCAACTAGCAAATCGACTGGCGTGACCTTGAACAAGTCTGCTGGTCAAATCACTATGAACGACGCCGCTTTGGCTAACGCCACAAACGTCTCGTTTACGTTGACTAACAGCACTATTACCGCTAAAGATATTGTGGTCTTGAGCGTTGCAGCTGGTGCGACTGCTGGTGCGTACAACTGCTGGATTTCCGGCAAAGCTACCGGAAGCTGCACAATCACATTGCGCAACCTTTCCGGCGGTTCATTGTCTGAGGCGGTTGTCATTAACTTTGCAGTAATTCACGTACAGTAAAACCACGGGGCTTCGGCCCCGTCTACCCTATGCCTATTATTTATCTACAGCACCCCGTTCACGGCTTCAAAATCGCCAACATGGAAATGGAGGCTGAATTTGATGAACAAAACGGCTGGGAACGCTATAATCCCGACACGCCTTCAACTCCTGAAGCGGCGGCACCAGCCAACGAACTGGAAGTTAAACGTCGTCGTAGCCGCACTACCGTAGAGGCGGCAGCTTAAAGGAGTATAAATGGCCACCGCTTTCGACCAGATCAAGGCAGCGCTTAGGCTGATTGGCCAACTGGCCGAAGGTGAGGAACCATCACCGCAAGCCGCTCAAGACGCGCTAAACGCCATGAATCAGATGATTGATTCGTGGAATACTGAGCGTCTGGCTGTGTTTTGTACTGAAGATCAGGTGTTCAACTGGCCGCCTGATGAAATTACTCGCACCCTTGGCCCGACCGGCAATTTTGTCGGCAATCGTCCTATTCTGATTGACGATGCGACGTACTTCCGTGATCCGCAGACCAACGTGTCTTACGGCATCAAGCTGATCAACCAGCAGCAGTACGACGGCATTGCGGTCAAGACAGTCACCAGCACCTACCCGCAGGTTATGTTTGTGAACAACACGTTCCCAGACATCACCATGACAATCTACCCCAAGCCAACGCGTGTGCTGGAGTGGCATTTTGTGTCGGTGCAGCAGCTAACCAAACCGGCAACGCTTAACACCGCGCTGTCGTTCCCGCCGGGCTATCTGCGCGCGTTCAAGTACAACCTAGCAATGGAAATCGCCAACGAGTTTGGTGTTGAGCCCATGCCGCAGGTTACTCGGATTGCGATGACGTCTAAGCGTAATCTGAAGCGCATCAACAACCCAGACGACGTGATGTCGATGCCTTACTCGCTGGTCGCTACTCGCCAGCGGTTCAACATCTACGCGGGTAACTACTAAGCCGTGAAGACGCCGATCCTCGGTCAAGCCTACGTGGCTCGCAGCCTTAACGCTGCGGACGCGCGGATGATCAACCTGTTTCCTGAGACGGTGCCTGCGCCTGACGGCAAAGAGCCTGCGTTCTTAAACCGTGCCCCAGGCTTGCGTAGGCTGGGTGTGGTGGGCACTGGCCCTATCCGAGGCTTGTGGTCGTACGGCAATTACATGTACGCCGTCTCTGGCACCAAGTTTTACCGTGTTGACAGCAATTGGGCAGCCGTTCCGCTAGGCAATGTCAGCGGCACAGGGCCAGTGTCGATGGTCGACAACGGTACGCAGCTTTTCATTGCGGCTAACCCCGACGGCTACATCTACGACGCAGCCACTGAACAATACGCCGAAATTACCGACGTGGACTTTCCCGGCGCGGTGACTGTTGGCTATTTGGACGGCTACTTTATCTTCCAAGAGCCTAACTCGCAGAAGTTCTGGACGTCTGAGCTGCTTGACGGCACTCAGATCGACCCGCTGTCGTTCGCTAGTGCTGAAGGTATGCCCGACAACTTGGTGTCGCTGTTTGTCGACCACCGCGAGGTATGGCTGTTTGGCACCCAGTCGGTTGAAGTTTGGTACAACGCAGGCGACACACCGTTCCCGCTGGCTCGCATCCAAGGTGCGGTTAATGAGATTGGCTGCGCGGCGACCTTCTCAGTGGCTAAGATGGACAACTCGCTGTTCTGGTTAGGGTCTGACGCCCGTGGCCAAGGCGTGGTGTTTCGTGCCAACGGCTACACAGGCCAGCGCATTTCGACCCATGCGGTTGAGTACGCTATCCAAAGTTACGGCACCATCTCAGACGCAATCGCTTTTACCTACCAGCAAGACGGCCATGCTTTTTACGTGCTGAGCTTTCCGACCGCCCAAAAAACATGGGTGTTTGATGTAGCTACCGCCGCATGGCATGAGCGCGCTGGCTTTGCCAACGGCGAGTTTATCCGCCACCGTGCCAACTGCCAGACGTTCTTCAATAACGAGGTAGTGGTCGGCGACTTCCAGACGGGCAAAATTTACGCGTACGACCTTGACGTGTTTGCTGACGACACGCTGCCGCAGAAGTGGCTGCGGTCATGGCGGGCGCTGCCGCAAGGGCAGAACAATCTAAAGCGTACCGCCCAGCACGCGCTGCAGCTTGACTGCGAGTCAGGCGTTGGGCTGGTTACTGGCCAAGGGTCTGACCCGCAGGTCATGCTGCGCTGGTCAGATGACGGCGGTCACACCTGGTCAAACGAACATTGGGCTGGTATCGGCAAGATGGGTCAGTATGGCTTCCGTGCCTTCTGGCGGCGGCTGGGCATGACTAACAAGCTGCGTGACCGCGTCTACGAGGTGTCTGGCACCGACCCCGTTAAGATCGCTATTATGGGTGCCGAACTCGCTTTGTCCGGCACCAATGCCTAACCCAGATAACGAGCCGCAACTACCCAAAAACCAGTCCGAGATCGTCGACGAGCGGACGGGTTTAGTCTCGCGTGACTGGTACCGGTTTTTCTTAAACCTGCTCAATAAGGTTAACACCAGCGCCGGCGGCACGGTAACGTCGGTCAACGTGTCGGGTGGCACGACGGGGCTGACGACCTCTGGCGGCCCTGTTACTACTTCCGGCACCATCACGCTGGCAGGCACCTTAGATGTCGATAACGGCGGTACAGGCGCCACGACAGCAGCCAACGCCCGCACGAACTTGAGCGTTCCCAGCACGACGGGGTCAGGTGCGACCGGCACTTGGAATATTGATATTTTAGGCAACTCAGGCACCGTGACTAACGGCGTCTATACCACCGGCAGTTACGCCGACCCGACGTGGATAACGTCGATTGCAGGTAGCAAAGTAACGGGCAACATTACAGGCCAAGCAGGCAGCGTGGCTAACGCTTTGACGGCAGGCACCGGCATTTCGTACAGCGTCGGCACAACGTATGACGGCTCGGTCGCCGTTACGATCAATAATTCGGCGCCTGATCAGGTGGTGTCGCTGACCGGCGGCACAGGCATCAGCACGTCCGGTACGTACCCGAGCTTCACCATTACTAACACCGCGCCAGATCAAGTCGTCTCGCTGACGGCTGGCACGGGCATGAGCGTCACCGGCACGTACCCGAGCTTCACGTTGACGAATACTGCGCCTGACCAAGTGGTGTCGTTGACCGGCGCTGGCACGACCAGCATCTCGGGCACGTACCCTAACTTCACCATCACGTCGAACGATCAGTACGTCGGTACGGTCACAAGCGTCTCGGGCACCGGCACGGTCAACGGCATCAGCTTGTCGGGCACGGTGACGTCCAGCGGTAGTCTGACACTCGGTGGCACCCTAACTGGGGTGGATCTGACTAGCCAAGTGACCGGCACGCTGCCGATCGCTAACGGCGGTACCGGCCAGACATCCAAACTTGCCGCGTTTGATGCGCTGTCACCGACTAACGCCAAGGGCGATTTGATTGTCTATGACGGCACCGACAACGTCCGCTTACCCGTAGGCACGGACAACTACGTGCTGACTGCCGATTCGACCCAAGCTAACGGGGTTAAGTGGGCGGTGGCCAGCGGCTCGGGCGCAACGATTACGAACGACACCAGCACGTCAACGAACGTCTATCCGACCTTCGCTGCAGCTACGTCTGGCTCGCTGTCGACCATCTATACCAGCAACGCCAAATATCTGTACAAACCTAGCACAGGTGAATTAACATCGGAGCATTTCATAGCAGGCAACGGCATCTATGTTAACAGTTTGACTATAGATGTCAGCTATACAATTGCTTCAGGTACGTCAGGTATGTCGGCAGGCCCGGTAACGGTGGCCAGCGGCACGACGGTGACGGTGGCAAGCGGCTCACGGTGGGTGGTGTTATGAACGATATTACAACTGTTGGATCGCAAGCTCTGCAAACTTTACTCAGCATGGAAAATGCCGAGGAAACTTTGCTGCAGTTGCCCCAAGTTGACTGCCCTGTCGTCCATCATTTTGGGCCGAACATTTGTATCCGGGAAGTGTTTATGCCTGCGGGCACGCTGGCTATAGGCCACAAACAAAAATTTGAGCATATGAACATCATGCTTCGCGGAAAAGTTATGGTAGTTGACGATGATGGTGTCACTCAAATATTAACCGCTCCGCTAATTTTTGTTGGGAAGCCAGGGCGAAAAATTGGGTATGTTTTGGAAGATATGGTTTGGCAAAACATTTACTCTACTGATTTAAAAGATATTGACGCCGTAGAGAACATGTTCATAGAGAAAAGCGAACATTGGCAAAACGACCGCGCGGCTAAATTTAAGGTAGCTCAAATAGAACATACGGTTGACCGCGTTGACTATAACGAAATACTGCATACCTTTGGTATTTCGCATGAGCTCGCTCGGCAACAATCCGAAAATGAAGACGATCAAATTTGGTTGGATATCGGTAATGTTCGCGTGACAGATTCGCCAATAGAAGGTAAGGGTTTATTTGCTACGTCGCCAATATTAGCTGGCGAAGTAATTTGCCCCGCTAGAGTAAACGGCATGCGTACACAAGCGGGGCGGTATACAAACCACGCCGTTAACCCAAATGCCGTTATGGTGGCAACTGACGCTGGCGACGTGAATTTAGTGGCTTTACGCAACATAGCGGGCTGCGTAGGTGGTGATATGGGTGAAGAAATAACTATTGATTACAGAGCAGCCTTGCGGTTGGCTGGCGTGGAGTTTAGCGAGCAGGAGGTTTTATGTCAGCCGTAGCAACAGCAATTGTCAGCAGCGCCGTAATAGGCGGATACAGCGCTAATAAAGCCGCTAAAGAACAATCTCGTTCAGCAGCCGAAGCTACTGCTGCGCAAGAGCGCATGTTCAACCGTCAGGTTGAGCTGCAGGAGCCGTTCCGTCAAGCAGGCGTCAACGCGCTGCCAGAGCTGATCGCCGCGTCTCGCTACGATCCATTCACCATGAGTAAGTTTCAACAAGATCCCGGCTACGCGTTTCGGATGAAGGAAGGTCTTCGTGCGCTAGAAAACACAGCCGCTGCGCGAGGTGGCCTACTATCAGGTAATTCTATGCGCGGGCTAACGCGGTACGGCCAAGGCTTAGCGTCGGAAGAATTCGGCAACGCCTTTAACCGCTATCAAGCAGAACGCGCCGCGCGGCTTAACCCGTTGCAATCTTTAACGGGCATGGGGCAGACTACAGCGGCTAATGTAGCTGGTCAAGCGGGTCAGTTTGGGCAAGCAATGGGCGCTAACATTATTGGCGCGGGCAACGCTCGAGCATCTGGGTACATGGGTACGGCGAATGCAATTTCTAACGCGTTAGGTCAAGGGCTTAGTTACTATCAAAACCGAGACTTAATAGCCGCATATAAGCAAAATCCAAACGCATTTATTAGACCTCAGCGCCCATCAACGCCAGGGTTTATGTATGACGCCGCTACCGATTTAGACACAGACTTTGCGTAAGGGTTAGTTATGGCTCAAATTGATTCATCTATCCCAATGAGTTTTCGGCCGGTTCAAATTGAATCGCCGATAAACCAAATGGCTGCTATTGCACAGTTGCGTGGCGCGCAAGAAGCGTCGCAGATGAACGCGCTGAAGATGCAAGAGTATCAACAACAACAGCGTGAGAAGAATGAACTTGCGCGCATAATGGGCGATTCAAATTTAGCGTATGGGTCGGATGACTTTATGCGTCAAGTGCTAGCGCGCGCGCCTAGCCAATATGAAACTATAGCTACGCGCATTGCTCAACGCGAAGATATTAAAGAGCGCACGGCAAAACGTGAGTTTGAGACGCAAAAATTAAAAGCTGACATTAGACAAAGACAACTAGAAGAATTTAAGACAGCGCAAAAAGATATTTCGGCTTTTAACTCTATACAAGAGGTAAAAGATGACATTGATCGTAAAGTAGGGTCGGGGTTGCTGCCGGAAGAGATGGCGGCAAATATTTTGGCCGGGCTGCCCACAGACGACGTTAAATTTCCAGCGTGGAAAAAACAGACGTTAATGAAATTGATGACGGCGGAACAACAACTTGAAAGACAAGATAAGGCAGATAACACTGCTTACGCGGACTATTTATTGGCAACAGTTACAAAAAATCCTGACGCAAAAATTTTATCTAAAGCCGAGTTTATAGCAACGCGTGATCAACCCGCCGCCGCTGCGCCTGCCGCTGCACCTGCCGCTGCACCTGCCGCTGCACCTGCCGCTGCGCCTGCAGAGGATAATGGGTTAGGGGGAGTGACCGTATCTGCGGAAGGCACGCTTTTAGCTCCAGGCGTTGCAGAACTTTACGCGTCTGGCGATCCTAGATTAAAAAATATCGCTGACGCGATGCAAAGTCGGTTTGAAGATCGAATCAAGAGCCAGCGATTTACCGGCGACTTTAGAAACGTCGAGTTAGCCCGGCAGGAAATTGCTCGCTTGCGGAAGTTGTCGCAAACACCAGAAATTACAGCTCAAATTGCTGGCCTTGAGCGAATGATTGCTGGTGCTGAAAAAGGGCGCGGAACCACGCTTAACGTCGGCCTGTCGACAGAGAAGAAGTACGGCGAGCAGTTTGCCGGTAACGTGGCAAAAGCTGACGTTGATTTGAAAGACGCTGCTGAACGCGCGCCTGAAGCAGCGAATACAGCAAACCGCATTATCGGGCTGTTACAGAGCGGACAAGTTATTACCGGCTCCGCAGCAAACGTCAAGCTGCAGTTGTCTAAGTTGCTTCGCTTGGGCGGAGGCAGCGAAAGCGAAGCAATTACCAACACTGAAGTTCTCCTGTCTTCTCTTGCCGACAGCACGCTTGGCGCGATTAAATCGTCTGGGCTAGGCTCGGGCCAAGGGTTTACGGACAAAGATCGTGAATTCTTAGAGCGAGCTAAAGCTGGTCAGATTACTTATGAAGCGGCTTCTCTAAAACGCTTGGCCGAACTTGCGCACAAAGCAGCAGCGGCTACTGCAGGTAAGTGGAATAAACGCTCGAAGACGATACCTAAGTCGGCGCTTGAAGGCACCGGTATTAGCACAGAAAATATCGAAGTTCCGCCGTTACTTAAGTCAGCTCCTCGCAACAGACCGCCAGCAACTAACGCTAAAGGCTGGAAATTGGAGGTAGATGGAGACGGCAACATGGCGTATGTTAGCCCCGACCGTAAACAGTTTGAAGAGGTTAAATAATGCCTTTTGACCTTTCCACAGCGAAACCTGTAGGCGCCGGTTTTGATTTATCTACGGCGGCTCCAGTAGAGCCCACACCGCAAAACGAAGGTATGCCTGACGCGCGGCGTAAATATAGTTTTGGCGAAGCATTGGTAGAAGCACCGTTTAGCGCACCAGGTGATCTAGCTAAACAATTTACGGGGCTTTGGGAGGCGATCAATAGTCCTGCGCAGACTTTGGGCGGCGTGTTGGATTTAGCTGCCGGTACGCTGCGCTTGGCGGTACCAAAACCGGCGCGTGATTTTGTAGATTCGTTTGATGCCAACCCTGAAGCTGCAGCGCGGGCTACGGCTGCTGCGCGCGCAATTGGCGGTGAGTACGCAGACAAATACGGCACTTGGGAAGGTATTAAGCGCAGCATAGCCGAGCAACCCGTCAGCACTATCTCCGATCTTTCTTTGCTGTTGAGCGGCGGCGCAGGCGCAGCTAAACTAGGCGCCAAAGCCACGACTAAAGCACCTGCAGTTTCTTCTACTCTTAGTGACGCAGCGTCTATGCTTCAGACAGGCGCGCGCCGCACCGATCCGTTTTCGATTATTGCGCCTACGGCAGAGATAGGCGGCAAAATGGTAGGCGCGGGGACTAACTATCTTAACCGCATAGCTAACCCTAAGTTCGCCGCATTGGTCGACGCAGCTGAGGGCCGAGGGCAAGCGATTATTAACGCGCTGCGCAATTACGACGATTACGTGGCAGGCGGTATGCCTACCGCTGGCGTAGCAGCAGCGCCTGTCGGAGCTACCAAATATTCCGCGTTACAAACCGAAGTCGCAACGCGTATGCCGACCGAATACCGCGAACGCGATATTGCCAATAAAGCGGCTCGCGAACGTGCGTTAGGCGCAATTGCGCAAGATGACGCTGCTATGGCGGCGGCACAGCAAGCGCGTTTTAATGTGTCAAACCCTCTATACCAAGCGGCTGAACAAGGCGTGGCAGACGTTAGTAATGTGCTGACGGTCGTAGATGACTTAATCGCAAAGAACCCCGGTAACGCTGAGTTGCTGCGTGAAATGCGTGAAATTCGGCGCGGTTTGATTGCCGATAAAAAGACCGGCGCCCTGCGCACGGACGCCAAAGAAATTACGTCAGTCATCGACGGCTTAAAAGCCCGACTGGCAAAAGAAGATAATAAATTTATTAGAGAACAGTTAAAACAAGTGCGTGAGCTGTTGGTTGATTCTGTGCCGGGGTATCGCACAGCACAAGAGGCTTTTGGCCAAGCAAGTAAGCCGATCAACGTCATGCAAGTCGGGCAGTATCTTGAAGGTAAGTTAAAACCAGCGATTGAAACGGAAGTAGGCGAACGCGCGGGGGCTTTCTCGGAAGCGGTAAAAAATGCGCCGGGGACGATAAAGCGGTCTACTGGCCAGAGCCGGTACACGCAGTTAACGCAAGTATTGACGCCAGACCAAGTTAAGATTGTTGAAGGCATTCGCAAAGATTTGGCGAGGGAGGCTGAGTTTACGTCGCAAGCCAAAGCTGGCGCGGCGGGAGGCAAAGCCGTACCTGCTGCTGAATTATCTAAATCGCCTGCTTTTTTTAGCCGGATCGCCACGCTTGCCAACACGATTATCGATCGTTTACAAGGTAAGATTAACGAGAAAGTGGCTATGGAATTAGCGGCTGAAATGCTTGACCCTAAATTGGCAGCGGATGTGCTTGAAAAGGCGCTGGCTCGGCAGGCTAAAGGTGAGCGTTTGGCTGATCCATTTGTGCGCGCCGGTAAAGGTGCGTCGCGTATGTTGCGCGGTGAGACGGGGCTTGGCCTGCGTTCGCCATTGACGTTGGGCGGCGTGCAAGTAAGCAACGCTCTAGCAGCAGAAAATCAAAACCGATTGAGGGACTAAATGGCTTCATTAACCCCAACACCCAAGCAGCAGTTCTTCGACGCCAACGGGAATCCGTTAGTCGCCGGTAAGGTCTACACCTACGCCGGCGGCACGACGACACCGATTGCGACGTACACGGATCAGACGGGCGCAACTGCTAACGCCAACCCCATCATCCTTGATTCGCGTGGCATGGCCAACATCTGGCTGCAGCCGACTGTTGCGTACAAGTTCGTCATTAAGGACGAGAACGACGTCACGCAGTACACCACCGACAACATCTTGGTGCCGGTCGACAACCTGTCGTTCAGCTCGCCGCCACCGATCGGTAACGTGTCACCTAACACCGGCGCGTTCACCACCTTGTCGGCTACCGGCAACGTCACCTTCTCCGGCTTTGGCTACGTGCAGATGCCCACGGGGGCAACGACTGACCGGCCTGATGCGCCTGCTGACGGCATGTTCCGCTACAACACCACGCTGAACCTGTTCGAAGGGTTTGTCGATGGCGCCTGGGGTCAGGTCGGCGGCGATGCGGGTGCTACCGGCGGCGGTAACGACGAGGTGTTCATCGAGAACGACCAGACGGTCACGATCAGCTACACCATCCCGTCGACCAAGAATGCCATGACCACCGGCCCGATCACGCTAGGCGGCGGGTTTGTCGGCACCGGCAGTATCGCAGCCACCACGCTAACGATCGACAGCGTCACATCCGGCGCGTTAGGCGTCGGCTCGGTGATTGTAGGCACCAACATTACGGTAGGCACTAAGATTGTGGCGTTGGGCGATGGTACCGGCGGCGAAGGTACCTACGAAGTGGACATCTCGCAGTCGGTGTCGTTGGACGCCATCACAGCGCCAGTCGTCGTCACCGTCTCATCCGGCAGTCGCTGGGTGGTGATCTAGCCCATGAGAAAAAGAAAATTGCCACCGGAAGAAATAGCGTACATCCAGCAATCGTGGGTTGTTGGTGATGACGGCGTTTTTTATTGGAAGCGTGATGGTAGATGCGTTAAGCAAGGCGATAAAGTTGGCGTAGTAACGGCAAAAAATGGGCATCAAATATGCTATTTGTATTACGATAAAAAACTTAGAGGCTATTCTTGCGGTAAAGCCGCATGGGTGATTTTTTACGGTGAAGACCCGGATTCTGAAATCGACCATATTGATTGTAACCCGCAAAACCATGCGATTAGTAACCTCCGAAAAGCAACAAGAAAAGAGCAATGCCAAAACAGGCGATTTGGAAAAGCAGGACGCATGAATAAGGGCGTATACAAAAGAAATTACGGCAATTATTGGGCAGCACAAATTTGGAAAGACGGAAAAGTGCACAACCTTGGAACTTTTAAATCTGAAAACGAAGCAGTGCAAGCCCGGATTACTGCCGCAAAAAAGTTGCATGGGGATTTTGCTAATCTCCAGTCATATACGTAAAGGAGTCATCATGGCAAGTTTAGTTCTCGCAGGCGATACGTCCGGTTCGATTACGGTAGCAGCGCCTGCTGTTGCGGGCAGCAATACGCAGACGTTGGTGGCTACTACAGGTACGTTGGCGCCGATTGTGTCGGGTACGGCAATTACACTGACTAACCAGACTGCGCCTGAATTTACGGGCATTCCGTCGTGGGTAAAGCGGATTACCGTAATGTTTCAAGGGGTCAGTGCAAACAGCACAGGTGCACCGTTAATTCAATTAGGAACTGGCTCAACTACTTATACAACATCGGGTTACTTAGGTTCCTCCTCATCAATGGACGCAGGAGTAGGGACAT